CTATTAACAGATTTCTGCTCCACAATATGTAACGCCATCTCCATCGCAGCTGATTTAGATCCGGGTGCAGAGTACTTAGGTTTGAATTCTGCAACTTTGCTCATCTCTTCTCTGCTTGCGCGTTTTCCCTTAGCCGCATAACCTGCGTTTGCAAGCGCACGGCCGATCGCTGAAGTCTCGCAGTTCTCCAATGCAGAAGTTGAATTAACACCGCGATCAGAAACGCTCTCACTAGCAAGGCCGGTCGCGTACGCTTTCGCATCGGCTTCCGTCTTAAATAATTCAGCACTAACAATGTATCTAGTGTCTGTGGCCTGTTCAATCTTTGTTGCCAATCTTCCATCTGGATAATCCTTCCACCATTTTTCTAGTCGGCTCTCGACTGTTTCGTAATCAGCTAAATTAAACATTAGTCAACCCCCCAGGTAAATGCTGTGTCCATTTCGGCATCCAGCACGCTCTTGTATATCGAAAGGTAAGCAAGTCCGTCTTTAATACTGTCTTCGTGATTCGGTGATTCACTAAGCCGAGACACCTTGACGAGTGCCATGCATAGTGCGACTTGACTAGCCGTAATCGGATGGTCGAGATATGCCGACCAGAGTTCACTGATCCGCTTATGATTGTGGTAAGGATGACCGTAGACCGCTCCGCGCTCATGGATCGTACTAACAACATCAGCAAATAATTTCTCAGTTGTTGTCGGCATTAGTTTTGTTTTCTATCATTCTCCGGTGCATGTCCCAACCATCTTTGCGGCCACGCCAGTAATGCGTTGTCTTTGCATTTTCAATTAAACCGTAAGCATAGATAATGCCAACCATTGATGCTACCCATAGCAAGCCTGCTTCTTTTAAGCTCATGCGCTGGCCTTTGCAGTTTTGTAAGCGAACATATCAATAACTGCATCTAGATCTTCATACTTAGTCATGCGCTGTGCAGTTATATCTGCTCTTAAATATAGATCTAGTTCAACGGCTACATTGTGCAGCTGTAAAGATAAATCCTTCTTGCCTAATTTATCTAGTAACTCAATAGATCTATCTAATTGCTCTGTAATCTCTGTTACCAGGATTTCAGTCCTTGGATCTTTCATATAGCCCTAACTATGCCTGCATACTTTGCGGCACAGCTGTAGTGTTGCACTTGTGTACGACTTTGTGGATTATTTAGGGCGTAGTTTGTATAACGATTAGGTAACGATGTTACCCGTAATACCTGCCCAGTGCTGTGAATGAGCCATCCTTATTGATCGGCACTAACGTAGGTGTCAGTGTCTTTCCTACTGCCTCTAGTATAGCAATACCCATCTGCCAATTTGCGCTTCCATAGCGTAAATAAGACGCTTTCTTTCTGTCCATTAGATTACCTACCTCTACCCCATATAAGGCTCTGTAATGGCTTCCTACGCCCTCTGCATAGGCACTCATGCCTAGTCTGTGGGTGTGGCCACACAATACTGACTTACCCCACTTTTTAGCCAGGTTAAGGGCAGTAATACCAGCGTGCTGAGACATGTTGCCTTCATCGCCATGGGCCAGCATCCAGCCCGGTTCAAACTCATATGCTTCTTTGTGATAGGTCATGCCCATCTCGGCAAAGCCCATAAACTTTGGATACTGCAGCTCTGGCAAGCTGATTAAGCCAGGTACTTTTAATAAGGTGTTGTAAAGCCTGTCGGTATGGTTGCTTCGGATGATGTGGCACTCTTTAGAATACTCACTTAGATCCCAAAGTATCTCTTTAGTAAGCTCACGATCCTGGTGAATAGTCTGCTTATAAGCCATAGGTGTTCCCTCGGCCCACTTGCTAATTGTATTAAAATCAATTTCATCCCCGACCACCAATACAGAATCAAACTTCTCCTTACGTGCTAACTTAATTACATTCTTTACAGCTGCTTCGTGATGGAATGGTATTTGCAGATCACTTATTACTAAGTATCGCTTAATCTTCATCCTCTTCTGGAGTAGGAATAGAAGGGATAATGCCGTTATCGCCTACTACCCAATCGGGCATAGACGATGGACTATCCATTAACGCCAAGGCAATAGGCTCACTAAATCCAGCCTTACGTGCAGCCTTAAACATCTCATGCTTGGCAATATAAAACACTTCTAGCTTAGATAATGGGTCTGGTGATTTACGCACCACGCGCCTATTGATCTTCTTTCGCTTACGTGTGTTAGCCATCTTAAAATTATGACTTACTAATTAAGATAAAGAGATCATCGACACGCTTTTCTAATCGTGTTAATTGATCCTTCATACTAGAGCCACCATTAGGGCGTAACTCGTTAAGCCAGCCTCTAACTAAAAAACGTAATCCGACTAGCACGCCTGACAGCACTGCGATAACGCCAGCCCCAAAGCCAGCCCATTCGCCCGGTGTCATGCTTCATCTGCACCGAGACCATAAACAGGATCTGATGCATCTAAAGCCCTAGCTGCTGGACCTGCTAAAGCTGCAACGATCACAGAAATAGCAGGATCTAAACCTAATTCATTACTTGCTAAGAATGTTAAGAAAGATACTAATACCCCACGTGCGTAGGACTTTAGTATTGCTTTTTGCTTCTTACTGATTTTCATATCTTGCCCCCTAGTAGTGGTATATCGAACGGCCTGCCATCTTTGTCGCCAGCCTTTGTAAAGCTGACGTGTACATGTTTTGTATGTTTATTAAATCCTGAATACTTGCGCCACTTAAAGTTGAGTATTTTGCTAGCGATCATGCCGTTATGTATTACGTAAGATATGCGCTTATCGGTTTTTGCACAGATTCTGATCTGGTCAGCCAGATATATCGAGAGCCCTTCGGATGTATCCAGGCGAGAATCAATATCAATGGCTCGCACACATCCGGTCTGGTCTGGATTATGATCTGATTTTCTGGCAGCATGACGAGCATCACCAACCCACCCATCACTGGTAGTGCGCCTATCTGGATACCAGGTAGTAACGGCATCCCTAAGTTCTACCGCTGCTGCACATAACCAAGGTTTCATTAGCCTAGCAATACTTGTAATTCATCAGCTGTTAAACCAAGACGATCTGCAATGGCTTGACGTGCTGTTGCCTTTGCTTTGGCTTCGGCTTGCTTCGATGCTGCTTCTGCTAAAGCTTCTTCTCTTGCCTTTTTCTCAGCAGCAGTTTCCTCACGCTCGGTAATAGTTTCCTCGCCTGTTTGAATATCAAATATTTTTTCTATAATTTTCATTTTTCTCCTTATGCGCTTCCATAGATGTAAACAGTTCCAGCATCAAAAGTTCCAGCACTTGTAATAATGCTAACGCTAGAAATTGTGCTTGTTCCGTTGTAAGTGCCTTGATAAACTAAAAGTTGATGACCGTCTGATCCAGCGGCAGTTCCACCACCACTTACTCCAACCGCTTTGAAACCAGTGCTATTTGCGCCTTGGACACTTATAGAACTGCGAACCTGACTAGCAGCAAGTGCAGACATTTTTCCAATAGTAAAACTTGTTGCTCCAATAGCAGTCTCTCCAACAATCCCAGTTGGATCATAACTACCAGTTACTGTTATGCTAATACCTTCACGATTATAAACAGCCGTGCTATCCGTATTAAATCTACAAGTAAATGTTGCACTTGCATTTGAAGAACTACCGTTATCAACTAAAATCATTAAACTGTCGATGTTTGAAATACCTGTAACAGTTGTAGTTGAACCACTTAAAGCTGTAGTTGATAACAATGAAAAAGATTTGGTAGCAACAGCAGGTGTAGCCCACTTAACGCCTAATGCTTGTGCGCTATCAGCTGTTAATACTTGGTTATTTGTGCCAACAGGGATACGAGCATCTAAAGTGCTATAGCCCCAGACATCACCTTTAGTAGTTAATGGTGATACTGCACCAGTTTGTACAAAATCATAAAATACGGCAGCACCAGTAGCAGTAAAATATAATGTACCGCCTTCATGCTGACCTAATGCTAATGATCCTGCTGTGCTAACTGTTGCAGTGCCTGCGGTAACTGTGCAAACTCCTGCGCCTCTATTTTGAATAAAGACTGTATCGCCTGCTGCAAACAATGCTGTATTAACTGTAATTGTAGTTGCACCAGCTGCGTTCATGGCTACGACAGTTCCAGCATCGGCTGCAACTAATACATAACTTGTAGTCTTAGCAGTGGTATCGCCACCACCCATAGCTGTTTGCTGTAATGAAGTAACCTGAGCAGCTGTAAGTACCTGCCCAGTCGTGAAGGTTTGTTTAGCCATTTTTCTCCTTAGTAACTGAGCACATTATAGTCTAACGTGCCGTAGATGTTGTTGTTCAAAATCAGGCCGTCAATTACCGGCTCTAATGTTGTAAAGACTGTTCTCCAACTATTCGGGGTAATATTAAAGCTTACTCCGAAAATCTGTAAGGTCTTGTTTAATGTAGATCCACCTGGCTGGGTAGTAATAACCGTGATGGGATCAAAGAAGTCTAGGTTCAAGGCTGCAATTATGCCGGTGTTGTAATTAGGGGTGTATAGGTCTAGTTCAACGGCATCACATCGGATACTGGTCTCAGCTCTAGAAGCCACGTAAGCCTGAGCATAGTCCAAGGCCACAGCATCGGTCTGCATCAATAGGTTATTTAAGAAGTAAGAATGGACAAAATATTTAGTAATAGAAGCTGCATTGGTCGCTACCTGAGCAGTGCCGCCAGTCCTAGTAACAGTGGCTGAATTGAATACCAAGGTATCGTCTAACTTCCATACGGCATTAGCATATTGAATGCCTGTACCATCATCTGCAAAGAGTGTTGGTGTGCCACCTATTGATGATGCAGTTACTGATCTGTCTTGGAAAACAAATGCTCCTGCTGCATCAACGTAAATTGCTCCATACTCGCTATTGGCTACAGTCTGTAATGCGGCTAGAGAAGTTCTATTAGTGCCAGGATCTGCCTGTAAAGTAGTTAATCCGGCATCTACATCACGCATTGATGATGGCCATAAAATCTGATCTAATATCTGATTAATTCTTGTGCCTGATAAATCACCAGCTGTAGCACCAGTAACTGTAGAAATCTGGGCATTCTGGGCCAGCCTGTAGGCATCTACGGCCTGTATGGTGGTGTAAGCAACCTCTGTTGCATCTTTAGGCTGAGTATTTACATAGGATGTAATAAAACCTGAAAAGATTGGATATATTACTCCTGAGTAGGTTGCAGTTATCTGCACCTTTTTCATAGGAGTTAATAACTCATAGTAAGGGCTGGCTGGATTTTGTGGATTAAAGTCTCCATTTTGATCTACTATGCGTAAGGTTAATTGACCAGTCTGAAACTCATCTGCTACAGCGTTACGGCCTCTGTTAGTCTGAATTAAATTAACTAGGTCAGATACATCCACAATTACAGCTGTGGCATCTCCTAATACATTTACATCTAAATTGCCAGAATCAAGTATTAGAGTTTGTGCAAAACTTGGTCCAGTGCTGAAATTAATAACTGCATTGATTACTGGTATAGGCATTATAAGAATCCAGCAGGCGCGGTTGGTAATCCGTTCTTATTGTTAATGATTAAGGATTCTGCTACAGCTCTAGTTAAAGCATCTGTTATGTTTGAAGTGTTTGTAAATCCTAAAGAGATGCTTAGATCTATGGCTTCTTTAGTTGTACCTAACATGCCTTGATTAATTGCAACACTAGCCAAACCGCCAACATTACTTAAAGTAGGCCCTACGCTGGCTGGACCGCTAATAATTGTTCCACCTGTACCGACCTGAGAAGGACTTACTCCAAAGGAAGTTAATAATTGTTGAGTAGCCTTTGCTAAACTATTAAAGGCATCTGTTGCTACATAGGTACTATCTTTTAATTCTTGCATGGAATCAGATAAGGCTAGATAATCATCAACCATAGAAGTATTGCCATCTAGTATTGCTAACTTCTCTGCTAGGCGTAGTTTAGTCTCTTCATCAGTAGCCTGGGCAAGTGCGGCCATTAAGCCAATACGCTCTATGTCGTACTTATCTCTCAACTTCTTTAATTCTACTTCTTTGGCTAATTGAGCATTTAATTGTTTACGTATCTTTAGTTCTTGCGCACGTGCAATTTCTGTGGCTGCACCTGATCCAAGGCTATAAGTAAAGTTAGATGTTGGTGCGCTTTGACTAGCACCTAAATTGGCTAATTGCTTTATCAAAGATGTATTGTAAAGAAACTTTATGATCGTATCTAAATGTAGTTTTTCTACAATGGCTTTACCCATGGCAATAATTTTGCCAATAATTGTTCCCATTCCAACAATTACATCAGCAATAGTGCTGGCAACCTTTTCTAAAGAAGTCCCAAGGGTGCCAATGTTTTTATCTTTCCCTATTTGACTTAGAGCGTCTATCAATCCTTTACCAATAGTCTCACTAGCATTAGCAGCTGAAACCTTTAATACATCCATCTTGCCGGCATAGGTTTCTAATCTTGCTTGGCTTTGTCCAGAAAACTTATTACCTAATTCAGTTAAGATTAAATCCATATCGCCAGTCTTTAATGTGGCTGCATCTAAACCTGCACCTAATCTTGTAAGTGCTGAAGTCTGGCCTGTGAATCCCTTAGCTAATGCCATGCTGACTTCTTCAACAGATCTACCGGTACCAGCCGATACATCTAAGGCAACGGCTAAAGCTTTCTGGCTTTTAACTAATGAGCCGCTAGCTGTAAGTAAAGTCTGGAATGCTGGGCGTAACTGGTCATCTAATACGCCAGTCATCTTTTGAAGGTTGGCTATGTAGTATTCAACGTTAGGTGCTGAAAATGCGTAGCCAGTATTGTTTAATTGGATCTCTAATGATTTAGCAGCTTTCTCATCGGCAGCAAATGCGGCTATTGCCTTCTTTGAAAAATTAACTATTGCAGCAGCACTGAAGGCAACTCCTAAAGTCTTGGCTAAACTTTTAAGATTCTTCTCAAATGCTGATACATCTTTTTTAGCCTTATTAAGACCCTTGCTATTATATTCAGATAGAATCGAGAAAATTAAATTAGCCATTTACTGCCTTTCTAATCTCAGTGCGTTTAACAAACTTAGCAGCTGTATTATCTAATGCTTTTAATATGTGAGACATGGCTTTGCCTTGCTCTTCAGAAGCTGCTCTAAATATCAATCTTCCTTTTTGCTTGTAACCTTTATTGTTACCAACCATGCCCTGTGGTCTAGCATTGTATAATGGACCAGCAGCTGCAATAAACTGTGCGCCTGCTCTAGGGTTATTAGAATGAGATATGTTTCTGTCTGTCTCGCTCACATCTCTGCCAATCCAAGGTGCGCCACCAGCACCTGACTTACGGCCAGCAGTCTCATAGATAGCACCAGGTGCGCTTATGTTAGATACGTAATTGCTTGCAGCCCATCCAGCCTTATTACGTTTATTTTTACCAGCACTGTATTTAATTCCTTGTACTACTTGCTCGCGGTTATATTTAGGAAAGGTACGGTACTTCATAGGTCCAATAAGTCCACCGGGTTTAGTCCAACCCGATAATACGGTTGAATCTGCCGGAGCATAACCCCTGGCTTTATCTCTAATAGGCAGCATGGCTGCTCTAATTTCAGCTTGCACATCTTTTAATAAATCTTTATCTACTTGGCCAAGGGCTTTTTTCATCTCTTTAATGCCTGTTACGTTTACTGGCATTTTTGATCTCCTTAGCTCGATCAGATAATACTTGGACTATTGCCTTCAGCATTTCTGGATCCATATCAATAAAATACTGCGGCGCAACTCCTGTCTCTACCGAAAGACTAGCAATCGCATAGGTTATGGAATCGCGCTGTACTATTTTTTTTCGTCTTCTAATACCTCAACAGTGTCTAGAGTGTCTATAAACTCTGTGCCAAAGATAGGCACTGTGATATTAGCTCTACGTAAGCATTCCCAAGCAAGCCAAAATATATGGGTTTGTTGCTCATGCTCACGTAGCATTTTGCTAATACCGTTAGACCACTTTAACTCGAAAGCGTACTCGACACCCGGAGTAATCTTGTGTTCAGATACTTCTCCGTTAGCCCTTGTTATCTTTAGCTTTGCCATTATTACTCCTT